CAATATAGTTTCCACCCCTAACAAAAAAAGAATGCCGGTCTAAAGTTGCCTCTACTAATGGTTGAGTTTTCTCTATGATCAATCGCTTCATTGCCAATTAACCAAACAGTATTCCCCGCATTTCTAGCCATATAGAAAGAATGTCGGCCTGCCCTGGTTATTTTATTATAGTGAATAACGGCGTTTCCTGTGGTGTTTTCATTAGCATATTGAATGCCGTATCCTTCACCACCATCTTCACCAACAATATCTGACCATTCATTACGGAATGCTTCAAAATATTCTACTGTACGGCCACTCTCTGCATTACATGAGCAAAACTGAGTTCCACCTGAACCGGTGTTGTATCTAACAATAAATCGACCTACATCAGCAGCTGTAGCTAGTGACATAAAGTGTTGAGCATCTACTTCTGAGCTGGTTAATACTGTCTCTGTGAACTTTTCTATCACTAAATCATCAACATCTCTGGGTCTAAACCCTGCATCAGATCCAGAGAATATAACACCTATACCACCAATGATTGTAAATTTAGTACAATCAAATTGATGTCTTTCTAAAACAGTGTTATCAGGTACTTTAATTGTATCTACTGTAGAATCTAACTCTAAAGCCCTGTCCATTACAGCGGCATCACTTGTTGCGCCATCTGAAACTGCACTAATTTGCGCAAGGTTTAGGTAGCGTTCCTCTATTCTTAAAACAAAGCTAATGCTATCCGTATCATGGGCAATAATATCAAACCCGTTAACCGTTCCAGTTCCAGATATAATGTCATAAGTACCACCGCCATTTTTCCCGTTTGAAAATTCAGAGGTTCGGACAATATCAACACCAGCCGTTAATCCTGTTAATGCGGTCATTTCCGCCTTTGTTAACACGTCGATAGAGGATGCTGCTGGATCATCTGCCCTTAAACTTTGGGGAATATTGTCATAAAAACCCGCAAATGGACTAACGTTGTTTCCGGCATCGGTTGCATTTCTAAAAATTGCCCATTTATAATCACGGTCAATAAAAGGCACGATATCATTACCGGATACTTCAGGCTTACCGTCTGCGTCTAAAGTGATGGTCGCTTGAGGACTGGAACCATTTTTATCAATGAAAATACTAATGGGTGTCACTGTTCCTGGATCGTACGCTTTTAACACAAACCCACTTGCTGGAACGCCATTGGTATCAACCCATTGCATCACGTCATACATTACTGTAAAAGACATTATTTAATTTCCCGTATTAGCTGTTCAATTGCTTTAAGTGCTTTAGTGGTCGATTTCGCATCAACGGCTGCTTTAGCTGCTTTTCCAGCCTGAACTGTTGCCCTTAATGGCGAGCCTGTTGCAGCATCTACTACCGCTTCCCCTATTTGTCCTTTAAAGCCAGTTCTAGCCGATGTTTTAAGCACATTCTCCAATTCATCAACAAGTAATGCTTGTGCAATCAAGTTATCTTTAAATTTACCACCATGTTTTAACGAAAGAGCGTCCATTTCAATAACTGAATCCATTAGCCCTATTCTTGACTGGTTATTACTTAAAAGTGATCTTAATTTTGTACCTATTGCTTTGTTTGCATTAGGGCTATTAAAATTAAGTTTTCTTCCAGCTGCATCTTGTAAATTATTCAAACCTTTTATTGTTTCAGAAAAAATAGTGTTAACTTCGTCGTATTTAGGGAAGTTTTCATCAAGTATCCCGTCAATGTTGCGCCTTAAGTTCTTTAATGTGCGCTCAGCAGCACCAGCCCCACCTGAAGGAGATTTACCAAAGGTTACCTGGTTGTCTATGAATTTCTTAATTTTGTGCATCTTAAGAGCATTAGGTATATTTTCTCTGCCTATTTCATTCATCTTTCTTAAAGTTAAAGTAAGTATTTTCTGAGAGGTTGTTGCCCCAGGAATGCCTCCCTCGATAACAGAGTTTTTAAAGTTAAGTGTTTTAAAGTTGTCAGATATGCCTATATCCATCTTTTTTAGATCGTTTATGAACGAGTTCATTGCAGGAGAACTGTCTACTGTATTTCCCTTTAGTGATTGAGCCACATCATCCAGTCTGTTTCCTGCTGCTCGATTGGCTTCGCTAACTTTATTAATTCTTTTCATAAGTGAGTTACCTAAAACATCACTTGCTCTATTCTTTGCGCCAAACTCTGCATCACCTAATGCCTTTTTAGTTATCGCGACCATTCTTGTAAATTGTGGTTTATCTGCATTGCTAGAGCCCTTCACCATAGCTACAATAGCAGGATCGAAACCTTGTTTCTGAGCAGCAATAGCCGTTTTATCTTTTGTTATTCTAGCGGCGCCCTCGGTTATATTGTCAATAAGTTTGAAATTGGCCGTATCAACATCTTTAGAACCTTCCTGCAACAGCTTTGCAATTCTTTGTTTAGCAGGACTCTGCTTAAATATCTCTTTAGGCAATCCCTTTATAGCTGGCAATGTCGCTCTTGATATAGGTAGGGCTCCTGCAAGTTGAGGTGCTGCAGCTGTTAAAGGCTCTAATACTTCTCCTAAACCTTCGACAATATCTTGTCCTACTTCAGTTCTAGGTGCGAATGTTTGTGCTTGAGCCTGTTCTAATGCTGCCCTCTCTATTCTATTGGCCGCTTCAGGCGTTCCAAATTCGCCGCTCTGGATTTCTTTAGGCAACTGAGCCCCTACACCACCAATAAAGCCTAACGCGCCGCCAGTAGCACCTGTAACTAATGCTAACACGGCCTCACCACCTCCCATTATTGTATCTATAAATGATTGATCTAGTTGTTGAGGTTTTGGCGCAAATGGTAAATCTTCTTCACCGGCCACAGGTATTTCTGACTCAGACTGAAATTGTGGTGTTTCACGTGAAACCTCTTGTTCAGTAGTTTGCTGATTAACGGTGATTAAACCTCTATTTACAGCCTCATCAAATTTAGCGCGAGTTTGAGGATCAAAATTATCCTGCAAGCCTCGGTTAGCTATTTCTTGCCATTTTTCTTGAGTGGTTGCCATTAGTTAAATAACTCATCATCTGATAAGTTTGTGACATCTACTTGTCGCTGCGTAGTACCAGAGTCTAATTCTCGCTGTTTAGTTTCAATGTCTCTGAATTTTTGTTCTATAAAGGCATTCAGTTGAGCTAACTTTTCTTCATTAGAAGCGTTAACATCACCCATTGTTGCCTTTAAAGATTCTCCCTCTTGTGCTGTAAATGCAGCGCCAAAGGTTTCCCTTAAAAGAGGCAGAACCTGGTTATTAATTAACGACACAAATTTAGCTCTAGCGGTCGCTCCCTCGGTTCCACCAAATCCAAGTTCTTTTACTACAGAGTCAAAGGCCCTTCCCGCGAATGTATTTGTTGCTATCGGTGCCAATGTTTTAAGTTGATCGATGACATCTGTTAAACCAGGTAGTGCGGCTTTGGCTCTTTTTAATGATGTAAATGTTTCTGCATTTGCATTAGCCTCTGCTTCTGCTGTTTTTATTGCCGCTTGAATCAAAGGTTTAAATTTCAACTGTGCAGTTAATTTGCCAGTTTCTTTAGCGCCTGTGAGTATTTCTTCAGATCCAGCAACAACATCTGTTAACCCTGGTGTGGTGGCCGTTGTAATAGCAGCTGATCCGACTGGTCTTGCAAGTATATTTAACTTTCTCGCAATTGCTAACTGTTCAGACGTTAACTGCTCAATTGGTTTTAGTTGACCTTGTTCATCGACCGCACCTTCCAATATTTTAAAATCTGCCTCCTGCTCTTGTAATTTAGCGGTTAGCGCTTGAGGATTTTGGATGAACTGAGATGTTGAGTTAATCAATTGGTTTAAGTTTTCATCCGTGAGTTGATCAACGGTAAATGACCCGGGTTGAATACCAACCCTCTCCGCTAAAGGCTCCAATCGTTGAAAAGCAGACGCTCGTTGCTCTGCAGGAATCCTAATGAGGCTTTTAGCAGCATTATTCATAAACTTAATCTTTTGTAGTTCGCCAGAGACGCCTTGCTGTTGCTGGGTAAACGCCCCTGACTGCCTTCGTTGTTCCAAAGCTAAATCAGCTAAAGCATTACTAGTTCTTTTTCCTTCTAAATTACTAGCTTGAGTTGCACCTGATATAAAATGTTGACCTACGCCGTGACTCATTATTTCAGTCCCCCTTGATTTAAGAAGTTAAACCCGCCGCCCTGATTAAACCCAAAGATCCCAGCGAGATCATCAATTCCACCGGTAATTATCTCACCTTGATCAATCTTACCTTGACGTTGTATTGCTCCAATATTACCAAAAGAAGTGCCGACATCTTTGGCCGCATTAATTCCCGCAGTACCGACTCCGGTCGCGGTATTCGAGCCAAGACGGACCAGATCAAATAACTGATTAAATTTTTGTTGTTGTAATCCAGGGACGACTGTTGAGGCTAATTGAGTGTTGAACTCGGTTAATTCATTGAGTGTGCCACCTGTAAATCCTCTACCGGCAGCGCTTTCTTGTATATCCTCAAATCCTTGATCTCTTAAAAAACTTACTAAAGGGTTGATTTCTTCAATTCCTGTCAGTGGGTCACCGCCAGAAAGTCCTAATAATTCTAGTAATGGATCAATACCTGATTGCCCAGCTGCTAAGAAAGGTTGACTTAATTCGCGAAATTCTTCTCTGGCTGCGCGGGTTTCACCTATGGCAAGCTCCTGACCTCTAACGGCAGCACTAGTCCCTTTTTTTTGTGAACGAGAGCTTATTAGGGCTGACCCTATTGACGCAGCGGCAGTTACCACTAATGGATTAGGCATCTCGAATCTCCTTTATAAATTCTTTTAGGTTTTCACCGTAAAACCGTCTCACCGTTGGACCTATTTCACCCGCCCATTGATTGCCGTGCAAATAATAAGCAATGATCACAAAAATGTCATATATTCCAGCTCTTAACATAAAACACTTGACTAAGTCGTCGTCCGTTGAATTTTCATCTTGTTCCATTATAGTAGAATCCCGCCATCGAAGAAACACATTTAAAACATGGTGATTTAAGCCACACTGGAACCATAGCGGGTTATTTTGTATTTCAAAAATCGACATAATGAATGCATTGTTAATTTGATCGTCTGTAATCTCTTTGTCTTTATCAATCATATCGTCCCAAGTATGGGCAATTTCCAATAATTTAAAAGACAAATCTGTTGCTTGTTCGTTGCCTTTGTAAATCTCCTTAAAGAGAATTTTAAAGCTTTCAACGTGTTCTTTATCAATCATACTTTAGTTCCAGAGACAGTAAAATAAATCCTGCCGGTTGCTGATGACTCCATTTGTAAAGACCCCCCAGATGGGATTAATTGATTGACCAACCCTAGTCCTAGATCAATTTCACCCCAGACCACAAATTGGAACGGTTTTTGTGGATTTACCGGATTTCCACCCGCATCCACAATATAAGCTTTATAACTGGCTGTCACTCCGTTAATCGTGTCGGGATTGGCGGCGTTAAAAGCATCGATCCGGGTACCATTTGCATTACCGTCATCGGTATAAAATTTCTCCGGTGTATCGACTAAGGTGTTAGTTTGATTGCTAACTAATACGGTTGGTGTTGACATTTAAATCGCCTTCACTAGCATAGTAGATTCACTCACAACAATATTAGAAGTAGATCCTTCATTACCTACAAATAGCTGAATCTGATCGTCGGTAGAGATAGCAAAAAACCCCATCGACATGACTCCTGTGGGCGTGGCGTTCTCTGTACATCCTACAGTCCTGTCCTGAACCACAAAACCCGAACCAGTATCAATGGCGATTTTAGTACATATTTTATCCGATCCACCCCCCACTTTCTCAACTGTTGATGAGGCTTGAATTTCGATTTCTAGTTGATCAAGGCCGATATAGGTAATTATTCCTGCTGTAGAGACGGTGAACCGCTCAGCTATTGTTGAGCTCCAGTCAGAGCCCCCTATGGCCACATACACCCCTTGAGTGACAATAGTCACAGTCTCGGTAGCTGTTAAGAAGGCATCAGCATCATTCCTTGTGTTATGAGTGACGCCATCATTAAAAATATTACCATTAAAACTCCATTGGAGGTCTTCTGTGGTTATTCCACTCAATGCTGTTCCGGTACCGTTGAAAATATTAGCCTCAACAAGACCGCGTCCCCCTGTTACTAGATTAGCACTAGAGGCAGCACCGCTTAATATTGTTGTGCCACCTGGAGAGATAAACCGGTTACCTGCACCAATATTGATTAGATCCCATGTTGCAGTCCCTAAGTCAAGCATCGTTCCCGCCCAATCTAGGGCAAGCATGTTTGAAATATTAAACTGAAATAGCCCCGTACCTTCGAATGTAAATCCTCCTGCAGAGGCGGTAACCAGTGTGAATGTTCTTAATGAAATAGTATTCGTGTTGGCTATATTACCTACTGTTGTGCAATCACGGATAACCGCGTTAATGGATACAAAAGCACCCAGGGGAACACCTGAGTTATCAACATTATAAATAGGTCCGCTAACATTACTGAAGTTCATAAACTCATCAGCATAAAAACAATTAACGATTGTGATTAGTGGACTGGTCGAACTCGATTTAAGCTGTGATGTATAACGGTTAGTCCCACGAAAAACCACCACGCCACCCGTAATATTTATTACATTTGGGGATATATCAACTTCACCCGCCTGAAAGAGATAAGTATCAATTCCCCCTCCTATCTCAATGACACCGCCTACAGGATCGGGGAAATCGGCTAGTGAGTTAACGAGGATGACGTTAGTCAATCCGCTGGTGTCGAATAGCTCAGTAAAGTTATCATTGATCTTATTTGTATAGTCAAACGGTGTATCACCAAGCTTGTCGTTTGCCACTAAGGAGTTCGGACTTAATATTTGCTGTACCATTATTGCTCCGTTTTATCCATCGTCATTTCTGTTGTGTCCATGGTAAATCCTTCGGTGTCCATTGTAAATTCTATTCCAGAGCCGAGCCTTTTCTCGATGTCAAATACCCTGGCTGATAATTCTGGGAATAACTTTGAATCATTTTCGATGTCTTCTATTGGATCATCACCGCCACCGAGTTTTATAAATATTTGCTGTTTCCATAGGTTGTCATAACCAAACCAATCGACCCACTGTTTATTCATAATGCCGTTTTTGCCCAGCAATGGAACATCTGTAGGAAATCGTTGCGTGTAGGGATCGACTTTAGCCAAGCCCCACCTCAATATCTGCTTCAGCAGACATTAGGACCCATCTTACTGGATCGGTCATTCTAAACCGAAAAATCATACTTCTATGCGTTCCTAAATCGTTCCAGAATATCTCGGTACCATATTCGCCCTGCTCACCTATACTGCCCCACTGCTCAGTGCTAAATGATCTTCCTCCATCATCCGACCATGACATCATAATTTGAGCGTCTGAGCCTTGCCCGGAAATGAGACTAGTTCCAGTTTCCACAAATATTCTTAATCGATTAAAGGTCATTTCACGACCAGATGCGCCTAGAGACTTAGGAAGTATTTGAGCCGTATCTCTTTGCCAAAAGATGGTGTCACCATTATGAGTATGGGTATCAAAATCTAACTCATAAATATTCCCGTTTCGTCTGTCTCCAATTAAATGTTTGCCATAAATACTAATATAAGATGCGGCCAGATATTCGTCATTATCCACACCAAAGGCAAGATTAGTCCATCCTGCACCTTCAGAAAATAACCATGTCTCATTACCAGCGCCAAACGTCAACAAGTAAAATCGTTGAGAGTCCAAGGTAAAACAAAAGCCTTTAGCATCAGAAACATCAGGGTATTTGGCAATGGACTGCCCTATGGCAGGGTTGGATATTGATTGAAGCGTTAGCCCGGTTATTCTGTAAACTCTTTTGTCAGAACCTAAAAAATACACAAAGTCATCATTTGACCCGACTGAATGAATGGCCGCTAACCCTATTTCCTTGGTCGCGTTGTCTATTCTTCTATAAGGTGGGTTTCCAGAACCAGTGAAATAAAACGGTTCAATGGTTTTATCACCAAACATTAATACCTGTTGATCTTGAGCAAAAACTCTAATTAGAGCGTCTGACTTTGTTTCGACTAAAGCAATATTATCGCCTTTTACGACGGTAGGATCATCTAAATCAGCAAAAAGCGCCTGCTCTTCAGGTCCATCATAAACAACCCGCCGATTGATAAAGGTCACACTGTTTGAATTATACAAGTTGACATTGGTGGTTAATATTAGGTCGGTTCCATCGTATACATGGGGTTTAGTCGAGCCATTGGTAATTATTAAATTAATACCGTCCTCATCTAAGATACAAGGATTTACACCAGGCAATGCGTCGATCAGTGTTTCATTTCCTGCTGTATCAACTTTGTACAACTCCTTACCTGAAACAGAATAAAGAACTCCTTTGTATTCTCCTAGTCCTCTATTGGGGCCACTGCCTGCAGTAGCAAATAGTTTTAACCCTGGGAAAGACGGATGTGAAACAATCTCAGAAGACTCTTGATTGACTTCAATGTAAAAATTACGCGTAACTTGTGAACCAACCGGTAAAGAACGATTAGTATAAGTAGGGCCAACTAATGGGATAGGGATGGTTGGCATCAATAATCCTCACTAGTAAAAGGACTTTGATAACTCTTATTTATTTTTGCGGCAATCCTTTCCAGTGCTCCTGAAACTCTAACCCCTATTCTTTGGAATCGCTCGTTAGAAATACTTTCCGATCGCTCCATCGCCATTAAAAGAGCAATGTCTTCAACAAATTCATTCGGGATATCATCTGTTGAACCCCAACTAACCAAATTTTGAGTTTCTAAAGAACTATATATTTGATCATACGCACGTTCCATATCAGCTGCTAATTCACCTTTAGCCGTCTGACCTTTGGCTAATTTACCGGTGATCTCCAGTGCTCTATTTCTCACTTCTGCGATGGTTCTAGCCATTGGAAACCTCCAGTTGAACATCTAGGCCACTGTCTTTGGCCCTTTGTAGTTTTGCGAGCCTTTTGTAAACTTGCCTGGCACCGTCATGACCTTGAAACTTGGCTTTTAACTCAGTACAACGATCTTGCGTGGCCATTAGTTTGGCTAGTTCAAATTCCATTTTATCCATTTCTTTTTGATGGTATTGAGCCATTTCCTGGTATTCGTTCTCATCGTACCCGGTAAACCCTTTATCCGGCCAGTCTCGACCCTCTCGATAAGTCGTGTAACCTAAAGGTGAATCGTGGATCGTGACTTTAATGCCAAGTCCTTTCGCATACCCTATCCATTGTTCCATACAAGGGCGCTGCATAAAGTATTCATGCTCATCTAAGGCCATGTCAATACCATAGATATCTATCTCTTTAGCACCATCCAGGACAGCTTGAGCCATCATTACAGAAGGGGTTGAACTAAAGTTCTCTCCGATGAGTTGACGGGCTTTATCGTAATTAAAAATTATTGAATGAAGACACTTGGGGAATTGGTCACTAACAACTAAAGGGATATTGTGATTTATCAGCCATTGAGGGTATATTTTATCATGTTCTGACAGGTTTTCATGTACTTCAAATATTCGGGTGACTCGCTTATTTTGATAGCGGTCCATTTGATTACCCAAAACCCAAACATGTTCTGCGTTAAAGTCTGCTTCTTTCCATCCAGGTGCGCCGCCTATAATCGTAACTTTCATATATCCACCATTACAGTCAAAAACAAACCAATTAAATAAACATCACCCTTTTTGAAGGTTTTTTTCTCATAAATCCAACCATGACTGCTAAATCTGATTCTAGCTCGATACCTTTTCCCAAATATTTTAAATATAGGTACGAATATCACTGATTAAGCTCCTTAAAATAAGGGCCGTTGCCAGCCCTCATCGTTAGTTTCGAGTCAGTCTACCTTTAATCAAGGTATCCGTACAACTCCACAGTCACCGTACCAGCATCCGTGGTTGCGGCGTCCTTAACGGTTAGGAAAACATCGAGTTCACCACCAGGGTCTTCCGTTTGACCGCTCACAAATTCCCACGCCCTTTTACCTGCGTTGGCTAGATCAGCCATTACAGAGGTCGTGGATGTCGCTGCGCTAGCAACTAACCCGTTGTTAATAGCATCGGGATCTGAAGTGATATTGGAATCAACCGAACCTAATCCTAAATCTAACGTGGGCGATCCTGATGTCGCCAAATCGTCATTAAAGATTAGTCCTGTTGGGAGAATGCGAGCATTAGAAGCGATGGTACCCAGTTTAACGGTCGCACCGGATGCAGAAGCAGCCAGCTCGATAGTAGAGCAGATAAGTTTTTTAACACTTTGTCCCTCTCCTTTACCAGCCACCAAGCCCTGCGCTGCCTGACGCTCTGTTGCCAAGTTTGTGTATGTAATATCCAAGGTAGCTCTCCTTAACTATCAGCAACAGACGAATGAAACGATGTAACCATTCCATGCTGTTTGTTATTGTAAAAGATTTTCTTGATGTCGTGCTTCATGGTTGTTCCAACACCTGAAAGATGATCGTAATCGTCTTCCTTGCGACGCTTGAACGTAGCCATTCGACCGATATGAAAACCTAGCGCCTGAGCACCACAGAAGAATCCCATACTTAATCTTGATGCAGAATCGCCACCATTATCAAGTCCATCACCTGAAGCCGCGTTAGCACCCCAAACACCACCAAATGGACCAGTGGAACCATCGATAAACAAGGAATC